ATAATTGGCTGCGTGGGCCAACAATCAGTGAATGGGTCTCGGATATTCGATCAAAAAGATCTTCATGCTCGGACATTGCCTTGTTTCGCTCACGGAGAACAAACCGCTGAAGGCAGGGGATTTATCAAGAGCTCTTATCTGCATGGACTCAATGGAGCAGAGATGTTTTTCCACACCATGGCGGGTCGCGAAGGGATTGTAGACACGTCGGTAAAGACAGCAGATACCGGATACACACAGCGCAGAATGGTAAAGGCTCTGGAATCCATCTGCGTGGAATACGACGGGACTGTCCGCGACGCCAACCAGGACATTATCGAGCTCCAGTACGGCGCAGACAATTGCGACGCAGCGCTTTTAGAACAGGTGTCTCTTCCTTTTTTGCTGACTCCGCCAGAGGAATTGGCAGCAGAGGCGCTTGACATAGAAAAGGAGCGCTTGTTGCATTTTCGGAAGCAGTGCATCGACATGAGGGTTACGGTCATTTGTCCAACGCTGACAACGGAATGTTACCTTCCCTGCAACATCGAGTTGCTGCTCGTTCAGCCCAACCAGGTTAAGGAAGATAAGACTGCCCTCGACCCGGAAACACTGAACGGAATCGTGGAAGAATTGCTTCGACACTTTGAGTCGCTGGAGTGCGCAACCTTGTTTCTGCGTGCTCACATTGTGTATGCATTGAGATGGAAGAATGTGCGCAAATACAGCAAAGAGCATATTGCTCGTGTTGCGGAGCGAGTTCGAGATTCCCATGGGCGCGCGCAGATACAGGCAGGCGAAATGGTTGGAGTGGAAGCAGCCTCTTCGGTGGGAGAACCGACCACGCAGCTCACGCTCAACACATTTCATAGCGCTGGTATTGCTGAAAAAAACGTAACTCTCGGAGTCCCGCGGCTTAAAGAGTGCATCGATGTCCGCAAGAAAATACGGACCCCAATTACCTTTATTGCGCTTTCGGAAAAGTGCGCCCACAATGCAGACTTTGTGCAAGTTCTCAAGAACCGTATCATTCACACCAAACTCAAACACGTCACGCTGAGTTCTGAAATCGATCTTGAGAACAAGGATGCATTGCCTTGTCTAATTTTACCGGACGCCCCCATCCGAATCGTTCTGAACAAGGCACTTCTCTTGCAAAAAGACATCTCTCTCAGCAACGTCCAGGAGGTCTTGTTGGAGTTTTGTGGCACCGACCGCGTCCAGATACAGGCATCTGCCCCGCAGTGTTTGGAATGGGTGATCCGAATCAAAATGCTCGGCATCGATCTTGGAAAAAAGAAATTCTCGGCTACTTTTACACAGGACATGCACCAGCTTTTTCTCGACTATTTATTGGAAAACATTGTTCTATCGGGCGTGCCCGGGATAAAGGACGTCACCGTTCACGAAAAACCAAACAAACAAGGCTTTGTCGTACAAGGATATGGAACAAACACACGCATGCTTTGGCGAGAACCCAACCTGGACTGGACGCGTACTTTTTCAAACGACTTTCACGAGGTCAATAAACTTTTAGGAATCGAAGCGGCCTCTATTTTACTCTTTTCTGAAATGCGCAAGGTACTATCGTTCGACGGCGGATATATATCAGACCGCCATCTCATGCTCATCATCCACACAATGACCATGAACGGCTATCTGATGCCCATCAATCGCCACGGACTCAATAAACTCAAACACGTCGGACCTCTTGTCAAATGCTGTTTTGAAAAAACAGTAGATGTCTTGTTCGATGCAGCCGCTTTTAACAAATCCAATCCCATGACCGGCGTCTCGGACAATATCATGATCGGACAACGCATGCCCGGCGGGACTGGGAAAATGCAAGTAATGCTGAGCCCAGAATACGAATCCAAGTGCAAGAGACAGCTAGAGCAACAAAAACGAAACCGAATCTATCCAGTAAAATTCGCTCGGACTTTCTTCTCCGAAAGACTCAACGGTGATCTCAGAAGCTACCAATTTTACGACACCCAGACACCTACAAGCCCTACCTATGCAGCCACTAGCCCTCCTTATTCACCCCGCAGCCCTAGCTATGCACCAAACAGCCCTAGCTATGTTCCCAAGAGCCCCGCGCCAAATAGCCCTTCCTATGCACCAAACAGCCCTAGCCCCTCGCCCACCAGCCCTTCCTGGTCTTCATATGCACCAAACAGCCCTAGCTATGCTCCCACCAGCCCCGCGCCCCCGCCGTTCAGTCTCTCTAGCCAGCCTGCTGTTTTCCGATACATTCCGTCTTCGCCTCGGGTGGGAAACAGTTTCTATCATCCTTCGTCCCCAACAACGCGGCTCGCGGCGCCCGATATGGTTGGGGATTTGTTGGATAGCACTGAAAGCATCCTAAAAACATTCAAACAACAATCCCAACCCCAACCCCAGCAAACCCTGTACAATCAAGACGGGACTTTGAATACCCTGAACTTTTTTCGTTTATTCAACAAGTTGACTTATTAAACATTTGTGACTTTGAATTCTTTGGATACAAGGCCTCTTTTTTTGACATCTTTTTCATATTCTTTTTTCGTCTGTGCGAATGTCTTGATAATATAGTCTTCTAATTTTTTCTTGCCTTCCATGTCGGCAAGGTTTCCATTCAAAACTTTTTTCTTGAGTGCAATCATGGCCTCCAATGCCACTATATCTTTTTCGGTGGTTTCGGTTGCAATAACGCGATTGACAATATTAGGATGTGTTTGGTCAAACCTTTTCCATTCTGGATTTTTCATCAGATGCGATTTGAGTTTGCCACAAACTTTATCTGTGAAGTGGATGTTTTTGCTAATTATTTTCTTTCTTTTTGTGTCATATTCCTCAAACAGTCTCCGAATCATACTCGCAACCCTATCTAACGGAACGACTTCTTCAGGAGTCAAAGGATCGGATGACTTCCAATGATAGACAATGTTGCGCGGGTCATCTGCCAAGTCCTGCAATTTGGATTCTTCTACCTGCTCTAGATGTTGGTTCATTTTTCTTACTCACAGACGTAATTCTCCGGAAAAAAAACAAAAAGAAACAAATGGAAGACTATGTAGTATTTTCTGGTGGAGGATGTAACGGAGTCCTTCACATAGGTGCGTGGGCCATGTATTTAATGATGCGCCTGTCTCAGCAACCCGATTGGAAACCAAAAGGTGTTTGCGGGACATCGATCGGTGCTGTCATGGCTCTTTTGGTTGCCATACAATATCCTCTAAAACAAGCTATACAATTATTTAAAGAAAACGTACGTATTTTTCAGCAACCTATCTCTATAATATCATTTATTGAAAACAATGTGATATTCGATCTTGAAAAAATCAAACCGCTGTTGAAGCAATGCGTTCATCAAATGCTTGGTGTATCGGACATCACTTTCAGAGAACTATGGCATCGCGAGAATATAAAATTGGTCATATGCGCATGCAACATTTCCAATTTAACTAGAAAATTGTTTTCCGATACCGAATCCCCAAATGTAAGCGTGGTCGATGCGGTGCTAAGCTCAATGTGTCTCCCGATTATTTTCAGACCGCAGATCGTAGATGGTCAATTATATATCGACGGAGGTTTAATGTCGAATCTTGTGATTGATGTCTTTCCGAAATCCAAGACTTGTTTTTTCTGGATCCGGTCCCGCAGAAATTACATCGAACCGTCCATTCTCCTTAATTCTCAAATGGCACTCGCTCGCCAAGTAGTGCAAGGCGTTTGGATTTCTTCAGACGAAATGACCTTTCTAAATCTCCGCGGAAAAGGAAGGCTGTTCGAGCTTCCGGTCGTTGTTCAGCTCGTCGAAATCAAAGAGATCAATTGGAACACTTTGGTTATCAGAGGCGCTTGGGAGGTGTGTCAGGGATTCAAATCAGAACTTGGGAAAAAATTATTTATTCTTGTACTGTTGTTACTAACTCAATAAAGTTTAGCCATTAATTCGGTTGGCAATTTGCACTAATTGTTCGCAGTTGATTCCTTTTCCAACAAGTTTTACAAACCGAAAATACATTAATGGCAAAGCAATACACACAAGAGCCACCAGCACAAGCAATATGATTGTCATGATGCTCAATGAATTGACTGATGATTCGACCGTGTTCAGAGTTGCTCCAGTTGCAACTCCGTCCAAGGAAGTACTTAGCTCGCGAATACCTGGATGAATCTGACTTACATTATTATGCACTTGTGCCATCTGCCGAACAATGTAATTTTCCGAATCTGAAACAATTGCCTGAATCTGCTTCAGTACCTGAGAATTCGGATCTTCTGATGAAGTCTGTTGGTGCGAGTAGGGCATGGGCATAGGCATGGGCATGGGCATGGGCATGGGCATGGGAGCTTGCGCGGGCGGAGATCCTTGTAGAGCCATGCTTGTTCTGGTGACAGGAATCGCTTCTTTCCATGCATCCCGAATGGAGGTTGTCATTGATTATTTTTGTTTATTTATTATTAGACATTTTAAAGAGGTCAAAAATAAATCCCAGGCCTCCTTTGCTTTGCTTGGGAGGTGCTCTGTTTTGAAAGCCGCGCGGTGGTGGAGATATGTCATGAACATTGACGCTTGCAGTTCTGTAATCTGTATTATTAATGCTTCCGTTAACTTTGGCATTCACGTGCCACATAATCCCTGAACCAATAATCAGTATGACAAGTTCTGTAATTGGGTTCATTGTACGGCGTCGGAAAAACTTTTGATGAATACCTCTCAACGCTTTGTCATACGTTTTCATGTCGTGAGTTATGCTCCGCGCCCATCCTTTCAGCTCAAGAAACGGCCCCCAGTGTTCGTTACCAGCTTCAATGCCTTCTATGATCCACTGAAGCACCTTTCTCATCATGTTGACCTGGGCACATTCTTCCTCAAATTGATTTCTCCGAAACAGTTCGTATTTGAGGTCTGCTAGAGGGAGATCCAGAGACCATTGGTTCGATCCCGGTCTACCTTTTGTCAACTCGAATAAAATTGCTTGCTTTTCTCGGAGAATTTGTTTGTCGCGGTTTTCTCGCTTTACTTCGTCGGGCTGAATGTCTTGGGGGATGTATTGGGTATCCTCAAATGCTTTCACGTCTTCTGGATTTTGTTGAGGCGGGGATACCGGCCGGGGCTGGGGCCGGGGCCTGTGCCGGGGCGGCGTTTCTACTGGTCTTGGACTACTTTGGTATTCTCCGGGACTTTCAGGGCGCTCTGGGCGCTCCGGGCGCTCCGGGCGCTCCGGGCGCTCTGGGCGCTCCTGGCGCTCCGGACTCATGGGGCGAGGCGGATGAGATCGCGGCGGCGTACTGGGGACCCCTCGTTCGTCCAATCCCCAAGTATCCTGAGCTGGTTCATATTCGTCTATTTTGGATAGGGGCCTGGGCTCGACGGGATCTTCTGAATCTTGTTCTTCTGAATCTTCCATCACTTCGATTTGCATTCCTGGAGGATTGTCGCTTCTTTGCATGCCCTTTAGTCTTTGGACAATGTTGAAAACGTCTTTGTCCATCACGCCACCTCCGATCGATTGTCTGTCGAAAACCTCTGCGAAAAGATTGATGTCTGTTTCGGATACATTGTCTCCCATGTTACTTTCTTTACATAGATAACGAAAGTTTTACGTGTGAAGAAAAAAACACATTAATTTCCACAACCAATCCACTGACGATCATTGACACTCACAAGACCATCTCGCAATTCGGACCCGTTAAAGTAACCTCCGACTGAGCCTGCGGTAAGAGCAGGAGGGGGCTGAGATCTCAGCAAATTCGGGACACCGACCAGTCTACCCATCGAGGAGCGGTCGATTGCTCCGAATCTTGAGATTCCAGATCCCATAATGTAACGCTGCGCAGCATCCTGAGTAACAGTGTATCTAGTCCAATCTGTCTTGACCGGAGCTCCGCTCATACTCTGAGCAGCAGAAACGCTGTTCCAAGATGCTGGCATTAGGCTGGTTGCATTCAGCTGATATTGTTGTTGTAAATTTTGGTTTGTCAAGTTATTATACAAGTCAGCTGAAGAATTATTTTGATAAAAGCTTGCATTGTATTCGGGATATTGGGAATATGCAACAGGATATCCTGAATTCACAACAGGCATTCCATAGTTTGAACAACTCATTAGTATTTTTTATTAATCCGAAAACATTTTTTTTCAAGCAGTGGCAACTGTTTCGTCCAACTTTCGCTTCTTGCACGAGGTTTCCAAACCCTCCGGCTCGCTCGCGCCCGACTCTGAAACTTCCGGACTTTTAAAGCTCGGGGTCGGCTCGGAAACTTCCTTTGGCTTGAGATCGCTCATTTTCACCGGCATGATGGTGTCTCCGAAATTAAACACGTCGGCATCCTGGCTCGGGTCTTCGATGACCAGCACAGACGTTGTCATGGTAGTCATTCCCCATGACTTTTTTTGCATAAACCACAGAGACGTTACTTCGATGATCGGAATGGTTTCGGAGCCCTTCGTGACGGAATCCAGCGTTCCTTGCGCACATACAGATGTTTTCTTGTTGAAAAGGCCAACCTGCAATTGCCGAAGGCCAGTGCCGCTGACATTGACTTTGGTGTGAAGGCGGACTGGGTATTTGCCATTGAGATCCACTTTCAGGCACGACACATAGTTTTCGCGGATCTTTGATTCGGTGATGGCTGGGCCGAACCACTTTGCCTTGTTTTCGATGGCGGTTTTGATAGTGTGTTCGTCCAATGCGTTAAAGTAAGAGATCACTTCTTCTCCGACTTCGTAATCGAGATTGCGGCGAGACGTGCTATCGGTCTTTTCGTCAAACGCAGTAATGCCGAACGGAGCCTTCATGGGCGCGTCGTGCCGACATAATTGCATCTTGAAATTTCTCTCCGAAGAGCTTGGTCTCAAATACACGCATTGATTTTTGTTGTTTGCCGTTTTCTCCACGAGCGTGTAGACCGTCTCAGGGATAAGTGCAGCGCACTGAGAAACCATCCGAGTCGAGTTAGAAGACATCTTTATCTTTGGTCGATTGTGATGCTCCAATATAATGACTTTTTTTATATCGAAATAAATTTTACAAAATTTTACCCCCCTTCCCACCCCAC